AGGGCGAACGCTGCCTCGATGACTTCGGGCGTGCGAGCGGTCGGCTGCGCCATGTGAACGGCAGGAGCCGCAGGACGCTCGTCGCGGGTGGCGATCAGCTTTTCCATCTGTTCGACTTTCTTCGTGAGGGACGCGATCACGTCGGTGTGATCGACGGTGGTGGCTTCCACGGCGACACTCGCCGGGGCTTCCACAGCGGAAGCCACAATCGGCTCCTCTGCGGGCGTCTGGGTGGCGTTGTCCGCCATAGAAAACTCCTCGTCGGCTTCCGCCGCGATGGCGACGCTGGTCTGCGAGTCAGCGCCAAGGGTGACAAACGAAACCTCTCGCAGAGCAGAGGCTTTGACTACACGAACCGGCCCAACGTGAGCCGCTCCGTTGACTTGCGTGACGCCTTCAGCGTCGATCTTTTGGTGCCTACGAACGTCGGCACCAACGCTCGCTTGGAACTGGTAGCCAGCGGCAGCGAGTGCGGCGACCTGGTCAGCGTTGCCATTGCTCGCGAGGATCTCGCCCTCAACGATCAACTGCCCGGCTTCGATGAACGGGCGACCCTGCCCGAGGATCGACCCCAGCGAGTAGTCGTGCCCGAGCACTACCGGCACAGTCGCCGGCAGCTGCATCCCAGCCATGTCGATCACGACAGGCTCACGGCTCCAGCCCTGCCGAATCGGTGCGCCGGTGTAGGCGACGATGCGAAACTTCTTGCCAGCCGGTGCCGAATCGCCTTCGGCGGCTTGCAGAAACGTCACGCCAGAATCGAGTTTGATTGCGTTCATTGGTTCATGGCTTCGTCAGCCTGCTCCGGTGTTGCGCCGGGATAGTTGCCATCCGGCTGGAGATCGACGAACAATCCGAGTTCCTTCATCAACGCCACCTCGGCGGCACGCTGACGCAGTTCGACGTCCCACTGCTTGCCCGCCTTGGCGTATTCACTCGCCAGCGTGGTCGTGTGCGTCCGCAGGCGTGTCTCGGCGGCGTTGGCTTCCTTGGCTGGGTCAACGTGCTCTTTGCCGTCCCACTGCCACGACCAATCCCACTCGCTGAACGGCGGGATGCCTTCGGGCAGAAGCCCAGCCAGCGTGGCTTCGTTCACCCATGCGGCAAGCAACCGATCGAGCATGCGCCGCTCAAGATCGTCACGCATCACACGCTGTGTCGTTGCATAGACCTGATGGTCCATGCGACCGGATGCGTAGTTGTAAGACGACGAATCGAGTGCAGCGACGTTGAACGGCAGTTGCAGGCAACGCCCCAACTCTCCCAGAAGCTGACGCACGAACGCCGGGAATTGCGTCGTCGGCTGCTCTGCCTTGAGCTGCTCGAACGTCCAGCCGTCTGGCAGCGTGACCATCGTTCTTTTTTCGATGGGCATCTCGGCAAACGCTTCGACTTCGTCCACCTCGGCGGCTGGCGAGTTCGTCCGCAGGAAGCCTGCGAAGTCTGCGGCAGTCTCGGCAGCAGCCACGACCGCTTCGGTGTAGCGGCGAAGCTGGGCGAACAGCTTGAGAGCCGGTGCCACTTCAGGAACGCCACGATGCTGGCCGGGCCGGATGGGCCGGAACCAGTGGATCATCTGCGCCGCCGGCACACGCTGGTAGTTCAGTGCGTTGACGTGGTAATTCGCACCGGGATGGTACGAGAGCACCTGATAGGCGAGCACGTTGCCCGAGGCGTCGAACTCAAGCCCATCGACAATCGAGCCATCGACGGTGACGCTAGGCGTGACGGACTGCACCGGCGTCGCCACCATCTCGGCTTCCACGAGCCGCAGGTCGAGTTGCACGCCCGGCAGGCGAGGGTTGCTGATCATCATGGCGAACGCTTCACCGTCCACCACAATCGCCTCACGCATCGTCCGCAGCTTCGTCGCCAGATCGACTTGCCACGACCAATCGAAGAAGAGACGTTCCGCCAGGCGATCCGCCTCGACGTCGCCGCTGTTGAGTTGCAGGCGTGGTCCGGTGCCGATCAGGTCGTTGGCGAGCGTTGCCGAGATTCCGGCGAGATACGAATTGTTCGCCCGCTCGTAGCGAGCACGATTCCGCATCGTCCGACGCTTCTCAGGCGAGAGCGCCGTATCCGCAGCGAAAGCGTCAGCGTTCGCCCAGTGCCGCCGGTCGTCGCCAATTTCGGCGGCGTCGAACTTCGCACGGACGTGAACCGGCACCGCCACGTTCTGCGGCTTGCGTCCCGGCAGCAGCCTGCTGAACAAACCCATCAGCCAGCCCCCGGCGGGATGATCTTGTTGAACCGCAGCCCACGGCGTGTATTGCCGCTGCCGCTCGCAGCACGGGCAGACAAATACTTGTCAGCCTCAATCATCGAGGCGACATCCTGTGCCTCGACTTCGCCCGCATCGGTGCGGACGCGCTTCGGGCCGGATGCCACGTCGGAAATCTTCTGGCGCAGTTCGTCGCTCATGCGAGCAACGCTACGGCAGAACACGCACGAACCAGACCGGGTATGCCGTTAGACTTCGACCCAATCCGTGCCGCGTCGCTCGAAGAGCACCACGTCGGTCACGTTCAGCTTCCGGCAGATGTCGGCGGTAGTTGTCGAAAACACCGCCAATGGCTTGTTTGGGTCAATGACTGGCACAGATAGCATGAACGACGCCAGCGTCCGACCCTTGCCCGTGTTGCGATACCGCTCCTCGACGTACTGCTCTAGCGTCTGCATTCCACGCCATACGTGCGAGCACGCCCAAGCAATCAACGAGCCGTCGCAGTGCCACACGGCAATCGGCGTGCAGCTGCTCGCTTCGCCTTCCAGCACCGTGGCAACCTCTAGCTGAAACTCGCTCGACGGCTTCGTCAGCCGGGAGCGGATCGCCAGCATGTCACGAGGGTCGAGACCGTCCACGGTGGTGAGGGTGATCTGGTTCATTTGAGACGCTTTACCTGAATGATCTTTTTCCCGTTTGAATTTGTCGGGATTGTCACCTTTTTCCGCTGGCGTCCACCCGCCTCGGTCGCCACGGGTTGCACGCCCGCAATCGACGCCGCCACAGCAGAGCCGACGAGACAGTCCCAGAAGTGATTCTCGCGCCGGTTGTCTAGCTTCCACTCGTCCACGACCCTGCCCCTTGCTTCAGTCCTCACCGGATACTCGCTGGTCAGATGCTCAACGAGCATGTCGTGATCGCCAGCATGGAGCGTGATCGCTTCTGGGTCGCCCATCGCCAGACGCAGACGAGCGGCGCTGAACGTCTTCCAGAAGTTCGTGTCGTAAACGCCGTAGCGTTGATTCGTCGTCGTCTGCCGCATGACCCAGTTCAGTCCGATCTTCTCGCCCCTACCCTTCTTCTCCGTGAGCGAGCCGCCCGACGCACCGATGCCTTTGCCGTGAGACGGCAGCAGCATCGCCGCAAACGTGGACCGCCGGCAGAACGTCCGCACCGTCTCGGTGGATTGACCCCAGTTGGCGTCGATGAGCACCTGACGCACTCGCATGGCGACGCCGTCTTCACGCATCCAATCCTTTCCCAAAAGGATCTGCGTGAGCGACTCCAAGCCAGCCGACAGTGCCGCCTCGAACCCGGCACCCTTGGCAGAAAGTGCCAGCGTCTTCTTGGCGTTCTTCGCTTCAAAGAACGTAGACGCTTGGTCAGGGAATGTGCCGTAGGCGACGACGTGACCGCCAAACGAATCGCCCCACGATGCGACGAGCCAGTAAAGAAGTTTGTCCTGAACGTCTATGAACGCCGTGAGCGTCTGGTGGGAAAGTGGGACAGTCCCACGAGACAGCGTCAACGCCCGAGCGGCGAGCGCCCGCTTGTCGAGTTTCTCGGACGAGATGTCATCGGCCAGCGGTGCGTTTTGGTACTCCGCTTGGAATGCCGATTCTCCACGGTCAATGCGTAGATTCCACGCATGCTGTATCGCCGTCAGTTCGTCGTCGTGTTTCCGTTCCGGCCACGCCACCCGAGACCCGGCGTCCATCGTCGCCTGATTCGCACGATAGAAAGCGTCAGCCGCCGCAGTGCCTTCACCGCTACGCTGCCCCTCTCGACGCATCTCGGAATACTGCCCCCACAGTTCATCCGCCGTCGGCCACTCGTAGACAAGCTTCGTTCGTTCGCCTTGCCACGACGGGTGTCGCATCCGGTCAAGCAGCCGGTCAGCCAGGTCGTCGGGACGAATCACCGTGATCGTCGCCAAGCCGGCGATCTTCGCACCGGGACCGGCGAGACCGAGGATTGCACCAGAGAGAATGCGTTCACGGGTGGCGACCTGCGACGGCGACGCACTGCTCTCGTCCGTCTGTGGGTCGTCGATCAGGCACAAGTTGGGACGTATCGTCTTGCCGTCTGGGCGAGTGTGGCTGATGCCACGGATACGCCCCGTGATGCCAGCGACTCGGACAGCCGCACCAGCCGAGGCGGCACCCTTGATCCACGGCAATGTGACCTTGTCGGCGGTCCATCCCATGTGCGTCGGCTCGCCTTCGCACGTCTGACCACGCACCCGAGCGGTGATGCCTTCCAACGCACGTACCGGATAGCACGCCGCCGGAAAGTCTTCAGCCAGGAGGTCGTTCTGCTCTAGGTGACTCTTGAGCGTGTCGAGCATTTGGCAGGCAATCGCCTGGTCGGAGCCGACCAGCATCACGAACGAGCGGTGACCGTAGAGCATCGCCCAGAGGCAGGCCCAGATTGACAGCGTTGACTTGCCCGAGCCACGAGGCATGGCGAAGGCGAACAACTCGCCACGCAGTACAGCCGCCTCGATCTTGGCGATAGCCGTCAGGTGATCCGGCGACCACGCCAGAGGGAACGACTCAGCACCGTACGTCTCGCAGAACTGCCGGAACGAATCACGGCAGGCGTCGCGGCGTTTGGCGTCCTTGACCGGCGGGATGCTGCCGATGTCTCTGCCAGCGGCACCGACCTGGCGTGAGCGTTCGCCCGTCCGACGCTTGATGTCGTCGTACCTAGCCTTCGCCTTGTCCTGTCGGTCTTTTTGGTCAGCGCGAACCAAGCGTCACCCGGTGGCTAAAAAACACGCAAAACATGGCA